CCTACACACGCCCCTACACACGCCCCTACACACACCCATGCCCATGCAAGTTTTCAAAAAATACAACTAAATATTCCAAAAGTAAATACAAATCATACACCGGCACTTGCGTATACTCCTAGACATGAAAAGATAACATTAGCTTTAGGGAAACCTCCTTCGGTATCTATACCGGGTCCGGGGACAACCATGACGGATGCAGGGAATTTAATATACACCGAATTACCACCGGAGTTAATGCCGAATGCGCCTATGACGATGACGATACCGACACCGATACCTATGTCTATATCTACACCCATGTTACCATCCATGTTACCAATAGTATCAGAGCCTACACCAATAGATATTACTGATTCGTTTTATCCGAATATTGAAACATTTGAATCCGCGTCGCCTTCACATTCTCCCACGCCGTCTACATCATTGTCAACATCTACATCTACATTTTCGCCCATTAAGCTAACCGATGATAAACCATACGGGTGTTTAAAAGGTGGGAAAAAACCTACTTTTCGATTATATAACAAAACAATAAAACGTTCAAATCATAACAATAACGACGATGACGATATATACACGGAACGACAACAAAAGTTAAATGACATAAAAAATAAACATAGTCATAAGAGAAATAGCAGAGTTTCGACGCCATCGCGCAATAACAATCATATAGATGAAACTCTTGAAAACGAAGAGAAAGGAGAGAAACGAGAGAAACACGAAAATGAAATCAATAATTCAAAATCGAATCGGGCTACAAAAATAAGAAAAAGAATGAGAAAAACAATAACAAAACGATTCAGACTAGGAAAACAAGGAAATGTAGTTGGGGTTCTTATAAAAAATAACGATACACGAAAGAAAATACAAAAAGAACACGGGCTTCTTAAAAATAAAAATTTATCTGATGTTAAAAAATATCTCGTCGAACAAAAGTTGATGAAAATTGGATCAACCGCACCCCCTAATGTTATTCGGAAAATATACGAAGATTCGGTATTAACCGGCGAAGTAGAAAACGTAGGCAAGGATGTAATATTGCATAACTTTTTAGAACAGAATAAGCCTTGGTAATTTGTAGTAAACATGCACCATAATACCTATTTATAAATCGGTGTATTTGCAAGCATTTTTCCCGTATCTACACCTCGTGTGCTGTTCCCGAATGTATTAAGAGGTGGAGAAACGATACCGATTCCCATAATACCGGGGATAACTATCATAATGATTCCACCTACACCACTTTTTGCAGGTAAGCATGTTTCTCTCCACCATACCGGTGCTTGGTTATACATTCCATGTTCTGCCATATGTTCAATGGCGTATTCAGCGTTTTCGCGAGATGTTAGTCGTTTTTTTGTAACAGGATTCACGCCATAATTTGCAAGCGTCGCTGCCATTACTGCGATATTTTTGCTAGAAAACATATAAGAACATTGTTTCGTATAACATTCTATTATCGTTTCTATTTTTCCGTAAAATCTGCCATACTTCATCAAATTCATAACAAGCTTTCGGTTATGTTGATTATTAGTTATTTCTGATACATACACTTTATTATTTAGTTCTGTTTTTTCGCCTGCAAAGTCCTCCATATTTTTTTTAATGAGTGCGTCTATTTTTTTTCTATTTTCCTTGTCTGGTTTGTTTTTATCATAAAGCAAACTTGTAGTCGCCATCGCACCAGCATTTACGAAGGAATTAATAGTATGACTTTTTATTTTTAACACATCCTCTAAAGAGTTAAAACTACCAATTTCTTTTGAACTTCCTATTTTTTCCAAAAGTGTTTTTACATTGTATTTATTTAGTGCAAGAATAAGAGTGAATACTTTTGAAACCGACTCGATAGCTACTTTTTTATCGTAGTCTCCGACGTTGATAACGTGTCCATTTACATCGCATATAGAAATTGCGTATATATTTGGATCCACGTTTTTCAATTCAGGAATATAAGCCGCATTTTTTCCAGTATTATGTTTTACGCGAATCGTATTATATATTTTTTCAACATCTTCTTTTTTAAAAGACATGTTATGTATATAGTTAACAATATATATAGGTAGATAAATAATATTTGAATATTATATTTTTATACGTTTTAGAAGTTTTATACATTTAGAAAATTTATAAATAAGTAAAATAACATTTGACTAATAAATAATAACTATAATATAAAATATATTACACAATAAAAAAAATTTATATCATACTATTTTATATACTATAAAAATGGCGAAAAGAGAAAGACGTAGTATTCGAAATAAAAGAAAAAGTGTAAAAAAATATTCGAGTAAACGCAGGTCTAAAACTATGCGTTATCTTCGCGGAGGAGTAGGATCTAATGTTTTTGATGATGCTGATGATATGACTCCTGGAATTCGTGCAGGCTTAATAAGGGCTGCGGCTAATTATAAGGCAATGTCACCCCCAAATGTTAGTCTTCAGGATTGTATTAATGGTTGCGATAGTTACAGTAGTGATGCTGAATATTTTAATTGTAGAGCAGATTGCAATAGATCATATCAAACGTCAAAAGGAATACAATTTGGAGGAAGAAGGCGTTACCATAGAAGAAAACAATCTAAATCAAGGTCTAGGAAGTATTAAAACAACAAGATTAATTAATATATCAAACATAGTTAAAGATAACGTACCTACATATATAGTCACAAATAATTCTCAAATAATTACTATTTAATACCTCCTCGTTGAGTATTGCATAGTAGCAACAAACCAATCATGGCACTTATATTGTCCTACTTTGAACATACCAAAAAATACGCTGAAGAATACGGCGATAAAACAATCGTGTTAATGATGGTCGGTTCTTTTTATGAAATGTATGGTGAAAAGAACAGCAAAGGTGTGATATCGGGAAGTAAAATCGAAGAAATATCGAAACTATGCGACTTGGCAATCGCACAAAAAACGGGAACAGGCACAAATGTTATGGCCGGATTTACATATACAAAAATTGACAAATATTTGAAAAAAATACAAGATGCGGGGTATACAACTATCGTAATTAAACAAGACCCCACCAATCCTAAAATACGCAGCGTAGAAGGTATTTATTCGCCAGGAACATTTTTTAACCCTGATGCATGCGAAATATCAAATAACACTATGTGTATATGGGTAGAACGTGTATCATATATGAAGAATAAATCGGTGATGGTAGGTATAGCAAATGTAGATATATACACGGGACGTGTTATTTTATTTGAATATAAAACAGAAGACAAACATAATCCGACAACATACGATGAGCTTGAAAGATATATATCGACGTATAAACCGAGCGAAATTATTTTCATAACAAATTTTAATGAGAAACAAAGTGCAGATGTTATGAATTATGCAGGGATTTATGGAACATCATCTGAAAAGACAAACGCATGCAAAAATATTCACATGGTTTGTTTGGAAGACGAGTCACTAGATACCACCACCGCCACCGCCACCGCCACTACCACCACCGCCACCGCCACCGCCACCACCATCACCACCGCCACAAATCATATATTCCAAGAGAAGGCAAAAAAGTGTGAAAAACAGACGTATCGAAACGAAATATTGCAAAAGTTCTACAAGTATAACGTCGCAGAATCAATTATCCAGTATACAAGCGAACATGAATATGGAACACAAGCATTTATATTTTTATTGAATTTTCTATATGAGCACAATCCGAATTTGGTGAATAAGATTCGCGAACCTGTATTTGACAATAAAAGCGACCGCATGATACTAGCAAACCATTCACTAAAACAATTGAATATTATTGACGACGACAACTATACAGGAAAATACTCGTCTGTTTTGAAATTTTTGAATAACTGCATTACGCCGATGGGGATGCGTAAATTCAAATATAAAATGCTAAATCCTATTTTCAATATCGAAAAATTAAATAAAGAATACGCGATTACTGAACATGTTTTGTTACATAGCGTTGGTGGCGATGCAGAGACACAAATCATGGACTGGCGAAAACAAATGGCAGAGTTAAAAGATATCGAAAAACTGCACCGACAACTTGTGCACCAAAAAGTAAACCCGCGTAATTTATTCCATTTTTATAATAATCTGCAAATAGTTGCAGAATTATTCGATGGTTTACATAAAGATAAAACCATTACTGCTTATATATATGATGAACTGGGGGTGGAGTTTGACTATAGTTCCAAAAACATAAATAGAAGTACGAATGAAAATAATATTTCGGTGATGTGTAGTAATATTCGCAACTTCATGACATCCTTTTTTGACATTGAAAAATGCGGCAATATCGACAATTTGAATTTCGACGATAATTTCGTATTAGAGAAAGTCAGTAGTAAACTAGACGATATAGTATACAACTATGAAAACTCTTATATTGAACTAAAAACGATTCAGACGTATTTAGATAAACTTATTTCCGCGGGAGAAAAGGAGTCAAAAAGCGAGAAAAAATACGAATACGTGAAAATACACGATACCGAAAAGATGGGGTATAGTTTAGTCACTACAAAACGTCGTTCTAAAATCCTTGAAGAGCAAATCAAAGAGCAGATGAAAAAATGTGGGAGGGCTGGGACCAGCGCTGATGGAGACCATGATGTCATAGATGTCGTAGATAGTCGTAAAACAATCCATGTAAACGTAGAGTATATTAGTTATAAAAAAACAAAACAGATTTTGCCTATCAAAATTTCAGGGCTAACGTGCCCTATTGCAACAGGGAGTAACAACGCAATCGTTTCAACCCAGATTAATAAAATATGTGACACGATAATAAGCGCGAAAAACGAAATGAAAACTGAAATTGAGAACATTTTCAATGATTTTGTGAGGAAGTTTCAAAATATATTTGACTTTCAGTTTCAGAAAATAGTCGATGCTCTGGCGATTATTGATAATTTGCAAAATAAAGTATATGTTGCTTTAAAAAATAAGTATACAAAACCGATGATTTGTGGCGCGGGTACGCGTGCGGATATGGACATAGACAAAGTATCATATGTAAAAGCAAAAGATTTACGTCATTGCCTTATTGAACATATTAATACGAGTGAAATATATGTTACAAATGATATTGAATTGGGACAAGGAACTGCGCAAGATGGAATATTATTATATGGGACAAATGCGGTTGGAAAAACAAGTTTAATACGTGCACTTGGCATTGCAGTTATCATGGCCCAAGCGGGATTATACGTGCCTTGTTCATCTTTTGAGTATATGCCATACCAGAGTATATTTACACGTATTTTAGGGAATGACAATTTATTCAAAGGAATGTCAACATTTATGGTGGAGATGTCGGAACTTCGCGTCATATTGAAATCGGCAAATAATAACGCACTTATCTTAGGTGACGAGTTATGCTCAGGGACAGAAATGGATTCAGCAATTAGTATTTTTGTTGCAGGATTGAAAAAGATGCACGATGTAAAATGTTCCTTTATATTCGCAACACATATGCATGAGATAAATAGCTACGAGGAAGTTACCGCACTTAGCAGAATGACGATGAAACATCTAGAAGTAACCTATAATAAGGAAATGGATTGCCTGGTATATGATAGAAAACTAAAAGATGGTTCTGGATATAGCATGTATGGGCTGGAGGTGTGTAAGTCGTTACATTTACCGGATGACTTTCTGGAATATGCGAATAATATAAGACTGAAATATAGAAATAGGCATAGCGAACAAAGTATTTTGTCACTTTCTCCTTCAAGATATAATACGAATAAATTAAGAACAACATGTGAAATGTGTAAAATAGAAATGGGGACCGAAATACATCACCTACAGCATCAGAAAAATGCAGACAAATATGACTTTATTGGGTATTTTCACAAAAATCATACCGCAAATTTAATATCAATATGCGAAAAATGTCACAATAATATTCATGCCGGGGGAGAACAACATAAAAAAGTAAAAACGTCTATCGGTTCAATTATAATAAAAAAGGAGTAAATTAAAGGAGTAAATAAAAGGAGTAAATAAAGATTATCACTATTTTGTATTTATATTACTGATAATTATTTATAGTTATAAATATATATTCATAACTATACAATCATATCTATAGAATCATAACTATGAGCAATAGTGAAGGGCAAGAGAAAATACAAACATTAGATGAAGCAAAGTCATCTGTTACTGGGGTTGTTGAGTCATCATTTTCAAGTTTAGCAAAAATGTTAGGACTTCCACAACTTAAAGAGTCATTTTATCAGAATATTGTTTATATTTTTATGGTCATCGTTATTATGATAGGTATTCTAGTATATATACAGATGGTTGTTGGCGATAATAACAGCACTATAACTAATAATCCACTTTTTACACCTCCTACAAAAGAAGTGAAAAAGGTAGAAATTAAAAGAATAGTAGAGGGATTCAGTATAAACGAAACCATGGATATAAGTAATTCAGCCGCTGATGTTAATATCGGAGGCGATGATGCCACCGGTCATCAAGATAACAATCATTTACATAACGCACTCATCGATCACATCGAAGATAAGAAGAAATAAAGTAAACTAATTTATAGTTGTATTCTAGATTTTCAATATATATAATGAAATAAAATTGATTTATAAATAGTATATATTAAGTATATATTATAGATACAAGCTTATAATACACGCGCAAACTCAAAATCAAAATAAAACTCAACAAACATGATCATTCCAGTAAAGTGCTTCACATGTGGAAAAGTGATTGGCGATAAATATCGCTACTATTTAACAAAGGTAAAAGAATTAAAAATGTCGGAAGGTATGAAAAACGATAAAGTAATTTATTTGACAAAGGAATTTAGAGATAAAACTCCCGAAGGTTATGTTTTAGACGAATTAAAATTTGATAAAATGTGTTGCCGAAAACACTTCCTTACGCATGTAGATATTGAGTAAAAATATAAATAAATATAATATAATGGAATATAATGGAATAGAATGAAATGGAATAATATATACTAATCTATTTTTGCTATATTATTTTATTATCCCATTATAATATAGTATATTAATTACAATAAAATAAAATGAAAGTATCAAAATATAAACATAAAAATAATAGTAAAAGAAAAACGCGTAAAATCAAAGGCGGTGGCGGTGGCGGTATGGGTGTAAACATATTAAGTGGTTCCAATATTAGATATATTAATCCAGTAGGGGTAGGTGGTGCTGGATGTAGAAGTGATAATACAACTGGAGCGGGTGCGTATTCATTGACTACTCCTTTATTTTATAAAGGAGGAACAGGAATGTCTGGAGGAGGAAAAAGGAAAGGCGGAAAGAAAAAGTCGCGTAAATTGAGTGGTGGTGGATTCTGGGATTTTGCAAAACCATTTTGGAACCCTAATAATCCAGGTGCAGTAGGTTATGAAAATGGAAACAAAGTTTTAGCACCTTCTTGTAAAGGAATATCTCTATCAGGATTAGGTTCACCTGTTTCAACCGCGGGATATCAACCAGATATAAAACCATGGTCTGCGGCATTCCGAAATGATAACCACTTGTATCAAAAAGGCGGTGGTGGTGGTGATAAAAAAAATAAAAGGAATAAAAGGAATACAAGAAAGCTTAAAGGTGGTAGTGTATTTGGTGATATACTTAATTTCGGAAGAACCGCTGTTCATGGTATCGGAACTACATTTAACAATTTTAGAGGTGTATCTAATGACATATATGCACCATCACCATCACCTTTATTTGGTCAATTTCCAAGAGGATATGGCGAGGGTAAAATTATAGGAGGTGAAAAACAATTTATGGATATTAAAGGTTATGATATCAAGAATATATACAAAAATGCAACAAGTATTGCTGCAAAATAGAATTATAAATTAATATTTTGATACTATTTTGATAATATTTTGATAATATTTTTTATTATAATATATTATAACACAATAAAATACTATAATGAATGCAGTTATGAAATTATGTATGCCATCTAAGATATACTTCTTTATGGCGATCATTTTACTTTTTCTTTCATTTGTAAATGATATGCAAAATAAAGACAAGAATAAAGTATGTTTAGGAAAATTACAATGCACGAATAAACCATTATATTACTTTTTGAATGTATTATTTATTTTACTTTGGACATGGTTTTTGAATAAACTATGCAACACGGGATGGATTAAACTTTCATGGTTTTTATTGCTTTTCCCATTTGTTATGCTTATTATTCTATTTATCATGATTTCATTTTTTGTTGTTCGTATGGCAAAATCATTGAATACCGGGGATGCTTCTATAAATATTAATATGAAATAAGATATTCTAAAATAATTATATAATTACTAACTAACTATTATAAATAGTTACTAACTATTATAAATAGTTACTAACTATTATAAATAGTTACTAACTATATAAAAATACTAACTATATAAAATATATAAAATATATAGCACTATAATTTAAGAAATATGAATACAGAACTTGCATGGGAAGTTATAGATAAGTATTTCGAAGATAATCCAAATATCTTAGTCAATCATCATTTAGCATCCTACAACGACTTTATAAAAAATGGAATAAAGCGTATTTTTAAAGAGAAAAATCCAATTATTCTCCAAAAAGAACAAGATACAGAAACTAATACTTTCCGTCTTCGATGCGAATTGTATATCGGTGGCAAAAACGGAAATAAAGTATACTACGGAAAACCGATTATATATGACGATGATAACAACGGCCTTGACAAGCGTTCACATTTTATGTATCCGAATGAAGCGCGTTTGCGAAATATGACGTATGCAACAACGATTCATTATGATGTAGAGGTTGATTTTATAATGCGCGAACATGACGGAAGTGTTGTAAGAAATACCATCACATTGGAAAAAATATTTTTAGGACGTTTTCCAATCATGCTTCAATCCGAGTTGTGTATTTTGCATCGTCTTAATCCATCTGTCCGATTCAATATGGGAGAATGCCGCAATGACTATGGTGGTTATTTTATCATCGACGGGAAAGAGAAGTTTATCATTGCGCAGGAAAAATTTGCAGACAATATGTTGTATATACGAGAATACGAAGACAAAGATGAACTCTATAGTCACTCGGCTGATATTCGCACAGTATCCGAAGACGCCTCAAAACCAGAACGCACCATGTCGGTGAGAATTGTTGCACCTGGTTCGCGATATTCAAATGGCCAAATCGTCGTCGTTATTCCAAATGTTCGTAAACCAATCCCTCTGTTTATAGTGATGCGTGCGCTTGGCGTATTATCCGATAAAGACATTATCGAATATTGTTTACTCGATTTAGAAAAAAATGAAAATATGATTGACATATTTATACCATCAATCCACGACGCAAGCCGCGTATTTACACAAGAAATTGCACTAAAATTTATCTCCACATTTACGAAATCAAAGACGACTGCACATGTGCATGATATTCTTATGAACTACTTTTTGCCACAGATAGGCGAACTCACCTATATTCAAAAAGCGTATTATTTGGGATATATAGTTTATAAATTGTTATTGGTGCATAGTAAAAGCGACAAACCAACAGACCGCGATAATTTCAAATTTAAGCGCGTGGATTCGCCAGGAAGGTTGTTATATGATTTATTTAAAGAATACTTTACACTTCAACAGCAGAATATTCGCCTCGCAATTGACCGCGAATACTATATGAATACGCCGCGATATAACACAACGGACTCATTTCCCAATCTTGTTACCTTGAATCAAATTGAAGCATTCAAAGACCGCGTCGTCGAATCCGGTTTTAGACGTGCATTTAAAGGAGACTGGGGTTCGGTTGACCATACCAAAAAAGTCGGCGTTGTGCAAGATGTAAATCGTCTTTCTTATAATTCGTTTATTTCAGGATTGCGCAAGATTAACTTGCCGATTGATTCGTCTTCTAAATCTATTAAACCCCGTTTACTTCATGGTTCGCAATGGGGTATAATTGATCCGGTTGATACACCGGATGGTGCAAATTGCGGGCTCCATAAAAATATGACATTGATGTGTCATATTACAACAGGATTTTCAGGACATCCGATCATAAAATGGATGCGCGATATTGCTGGCATGAAATTATTAGAAGAGTGTCCACGCAAGTATCTATTTAGTTCAACAAAGATTTTTGTAAATGGGGCATGGATTGGTGTAGTTATGAATCCCGATGAAGTTACGCTTATATTGAAAACATATCGAAGATACGGATTAATTTCACCATTTGTAAGTTGTAACTGGGATATACAAACAAATGAAATATTTATATTTACTGATGGTGGGCGTCTTTGTCGGCCACTTTTTTACTATGACGGGATACTCAAACGATATTCTTTTGAAGAAAAAAGCGTGCTTGAATATCTGGAAACCGGCAATTTTCATTGGCATAATTTGGTTGGCAATAGAGAAACAAAAAAAATAAAAGAGTATCATCATGATTCGCACATTATATATACACCATTTGATTTATATGGAGCTGAAGATATTGTAAAACTTAAAGGTATGGCTATGCCGGATATTTTAGAGTACCTGGATACATCAGAGGCCGAATCCGCGCTTATTACACTTTCATATGGTGCAAGAGATAAACCATATACACATATCGAAATTCATCCTTCACTAATGTATGGGTTTATGGGAAATCAAATCGTATATCCAGAGAATAATCCGTTGCCACGTAATGCATTTGCATGCGGACAAGCCAAGCAAGCAGTTTCGCTATATAGCACCAACTTTTTCTCACGTATTGACAAAATGGGTGTCATGTTAAACTATGGACAAATTCCACTTGTGAAAAGTCGGTATCTCAAACATATCAACAATGAAGAACACCCGTGTGGCGAAAATGTAATGGTGGCGATTATGTGCTACTCGGGATACAATGTGGAGGACTCCATCTTATTCAACGAGGGTTCCGTCAAACGCGGAATGTTTCGAACAACGTATTTTAACAGCTATGAAACACGCGAAGAGTCGTCGAAAATAAAAGGCTCAATGGTTGATTCCCATATTGTAAATATTGAAAGTCAAGGAAATGTTGTTGGACTAAAACCTGGTTACGAATATGACCACCTCGATATGTATGGCATGATTAAAGAAAATACCGAATTAACAGATAAAGTCGTTCTCATTGGAAAAGTAAAATCAAATCTTGAAAACCCGGAGCACCCCATAGACGAGTCTGTTTATCCAAAGAAAGGGCAACTCGGTTTTGTAGATAAGACATTTATTACTGAGAGCGAAGAAGGCACACGCCTTGCAAAGGTAAGAATTCGCGAAGAAAGAATGCCAAATATCGGTGATAAATTTGCATCTCGCGCCGGACAGAAAGGTACTGTAGGTATTCTCATCCGCGAACAAGATATGCCATTTACTGCCAATGGAATGCGCCCTGATATTATCATCAACCCCCATGCGATTCCGTCGCGTATGACAATTGGACAACTGGTGGAGACACTTACTGGGAAAGCGTGTGCTTTATATGGAACATTTGGAGACTGCACCGCGTTTATGAATACAGGCCCCAAAGAGAAACAATTTGGAACTTTACTGACACGACAAGGGTTTCATTCAAGTGGAACGGAAATATTATATAATGGTATGACGGGCGAACAAATACAGAGTAATATATACTATGGACCGACATACTATATGCGCCTGAAACATATGGTAAAAGATAAGATAAATTATCGCGCGCGAGGTCCGCGAACACTTTTGACGCGGCAGACTGTGCAAGGACGCGCAAATGATGGTGGTCTGCGTATAGGTGAAATGGAACGTGACGGAATTATTGGACACGGCGTGAGCCACTTTTTGCAAGAGTCGATGATGGTGAGAGGCGACGAATATTATATGGCAATATGCAATAAAACGGGAACTATTGCAATTTATAATAGTATGCGTGATCTTTTTATTAGCCCCATGGCGGATGGCCCAATAAAGTTTACTGGAAACCTGTTGAGCGAAATGAATATTCAGAAGATAACACGTTTCGGGCGATCATTTAGTATCGTTCGCGTGCCATATTCATTCAAACTTTTGATGCAAGAGTTGATGACGATGAATATAACCATGCGTATAATAACTGCAGATAATATTGATCAACTTGAAAGTATGTCGTATTCGAATACAATTAATAAACTGACTTTTGAAGACGAAAGTGCCAGCACGACAGATATTATTTCACGAATGGTTGATAAAAATAAAGAAAATAGTATGGTTGGATATATTGCGAGTAAAACTGCTAGAAAGAAAGAACTTACGGAACCTCAAGAAAATACGAACGCTATATTACTTGACAATCAGAAAGCTCAAGAACAGATGTTGAAAGATATAGAAAAATTAGGTTGGAGACTGGAAAACCGCGAGCTTATTAGTGGAGAGGTCGCAGCACCAACAGACGAAGAGTCGCCTGAAGTCGCAATGAGAAGATATAAGTATACATTTGCATCGCTTATTTTGGATGAGAATGGCTCACCAACGGAAATATGGGATGAGGCGGCAGGTGGTGGTAGTGGTAGCGGATATGGTAAGTTTCCTACAGAACATCCGGTTGGTTGGGTTACAAAAGATTTAATTTATCCGGATGGAACAATGATACCAGACGAGGTTATGTCGAATGAACTTGCACGAAACCAGACACCTAATAACTGGATAAGTTCGTATATTAACATATTCCAAGAGTATCAAAAGATTCAAAATAAGAAACGAATGGTAGAAGAAGCACAACGACAAGCTGAAATGGGACAACAATCGGGAGAACTAGGAGAGTTAGAAGAAGTTCAGTTTACTATGCCATCTAGTCCAGAATATAGTGCTTCCAGTCCCGTTTATGGACAACAATTACAAGCACAACCAATACAGCAATTTGGTTCATTTGTCCCCGCACAAGTGCCGGCTCCAGGATATATGATGCCACAAGTATTGCAACCGGTTCAAGTTCGGGTGCCAGTACAGCCTGCTGCAGCTGCAGTACCTGTTGGAAGTATATTATCGGTTGCACAGCCAGTAGCAGCGTCATCCGATTCTTCAGGTTCTGGAAGTGGAGAACAAAATAGTAGTGGTAAAAAAATGGTTACATTAAATTTATAATTTTAGTTTATAATAGTATCAATAATATCAATAATATCAATAGTATCAATAATATTATTAATAATATTATTAATAATAAAATTGAATTAAAATATTGTTTCGTAATATAATATAAGAATACGAACGAATAAGACAAAACCGCAACAACCCTCCCATAATCACAAAAATGTCAGCAACTCAAGAGAAATCATCCTCTGGTATTATTAGTATGATATATAAGTCAAGAGCAACACTGGTGGAATTATTACGAGAACAAAAATATAATGTAAGCGATTATGAGAATTTTGGAGTGAATGAAATACACGCAATGTATACAAATAAAGATGCACCAAAACAACTAGATATGGTCTGCTCATTAAATCAGGGAAATACAAGCAAAAAAAAAGTGTATGTAAAATATCATTTAGGAAAAACATTGCGTGTTGAGAATATTCAAGATTACATCGACGACCTATTTCATATTGAAAAAATTCTCGACAATAAAACAGATACACTGATTATAGTTATAAAACAAGAAATAAATCAAACACTTATGAATATTTTGAACGAATTTTGGGACAAAAATAAAGTATTCATTATTATATTTACTATGGAGAGACTGCTATTTAATATTTTACAGCACCAGTATGTGCCAAAACATACGATACTTAATGAAGAAGAAAAAAAGGAAATTATTAAAAAATACAATATTGTGAATGTAAAACAACTACCAGATATATCACGATTTGATCCCGTTGCACAAGCAATTGGAATGCGCCCAGGCGACATTTGTTGCATTGAACGTCCAAGTAAAACTTCAATTATATCAAAATATTATCGTCATTGCACGCAAGTTACACTATAATTTTATTATATTATCTAATGAAACGTGGGTAAAGTAAAGTAAATGTAAAGTCAAAACGTGTAAATTATATTTTATCATGATATTATTTTTTATTATGATAATATAGATAGTTATTTATTTTAAATAATCATGACAAGTTCTAGTTCAGGTAGTTTTATAAAAGAATATGTAGTCGAAGTCGATGCATTAAATAAAAATATTGTAAAAAATTTGAAAGACTATAATGATAACTATACAGACTTTAATGTAAATAACTTCGGATATCGAGTAAATACAAGAAATCTGGGTTCAACAACATACGAACAAAATAATGAAAATAAAAACCCGTTTCTTCTTTCAAAAAGAAATTTGCTTTTTTTAGATATTGAATTTAAAAATGTAATAAAAAAATTAAACTATGTAATAACAAATAAAAATAATTCTATTGAGGAATTGAAACAAGATATAGCAGAATTAACTGAGGAAAATAATCAACTCTCAAAATATGCAGAAAATTTAAAAGATTCGGGATTAGCGGCAAAACCATTTTTTGAAGATGAGCGTGTTATTTATTCGCGTTCTATTATTTTTTTACTGACGATGCTTGTTGGAATATTTTTTATACTTTATCTACTTAAGTCAACACCATTTACCGAAATTGCTACAAACGTTGCGATAAAATCAAAAGATATAGCGACAAATGCAAAAAATGCGGTTCAAGCAGACATACAAAATCCAGATAACTCTACGGCGCGAAATATTATCATATTTTTACTTGCCAGTATAGTAATAATTGCAGTATTTTATTTCATAGTTTATTTAATACGTCGTGCGCGCCCTACTGCAGAAGAGACCGATACACAAAAGAAAATCAAAGAAATTGCGCAAAGTTGCCAAAGAGATAAGAGCGAGTCATGGATATCATCGCAAATTGATAAACTTAAAAAATTTATTTTAAATACAAATACAAGGAGCCCTGATCCATCATTGCCGGGAGTATAATACAAGCAATACAAGCAATACAAGCAATACAAGCAATATAAATTTTATGAATATATTTTAGACAATATATTCATAAATACATTTTATAGTCATATCTTATAGATATTATATATTATTATTATATATTACTATAGTATTACTTAACTAATATGAATTTTTTAAATATGTTTAGCGATGAAGCACCTATTTCTAATAGTGGATATAGAAGTTCTTTATATACCGATCCAAGTATTATGCAAGGAGTTAAATTTTTAAATTATGAAAAAGATATAAAAAATAACTTAAGTGAAAATCTTAAACTAATTTCTCAAACGGATGGAAGTGACTTGGGTTCAGCAAAAGTAGTAAATGGAAGAATATATGAAGGAATGGAAGCATCGCAACTTTCTACATCAGGTGCCGGTGGTGTTCAATCCGAAAAAAAAGCTATGAGAAAGAACAGAATTGAAAATCAAGATATTGAAATTTTGGAATTTTCATATAAGCTTGTTAATTCAATGTATGAGGAAGCATTAAAAAGTGTAAGTAAAGACTATCAAGGAGGTATTGCAAATAATGCTGCTACATCGGGTGAATATGGTGAAAGACAACAAATATTAAAAGGGTTGCAAATTATTCAAACTTCACTCAGTAGTATGAATGTTCAAATTTCCGATATAATTACGAAAAGGTCAAAGGCAAACATACAAGCATACTATAATGTTATGGATCAACTAAGAGACGTAAAATATAAACTAATTGATACAAATAATAAAATAATAAAGTTAACTAGGAGAGTTGACCCTGTTTCAGCGGTTGCACAAAGAGAGCAAACACATATTTTATCAAAACAAAGATACTACATGTATATATTTTGGTTTATTCTAACTGCGGTAGTTATATACGTTATGATAGCAAATATGATTAATCCTGATTCATCATTCAGTATATTAGTAATATGTATAATTATCCTTGTATGTATATTTGGTTTTATTATGTATGATAAAATTACCGGTTCATGGTATTATGATATTAAGAATGGTATTGGAAGAATAAGTATGCCAAGAATAGATAATATAATTAATTTTGACCCACTTGTTAGTATAAAATATACGTCTTAAATCTAACAACTAATAATATTCATAGTATATTTATAAATGTAGTATATTTATAATTATATTATAAATTTTATTATTTATTATTTATTTATTATATACCTTGTTATTTAACTTTATCAAATGATGAATAGTAATAATAGCGATATTTTAGGACCAAGTCTTTCACAAGGACAAGTATTTAGAAAACAACAGCAAAGTAGAATGTTAAATAATTATGATGTAGTAACACATAATTCTAAAAATAAACAAAATGGTAAAACAAATATAGCACCAGCAATGGCAGCAATATCGGCAACCTTAATTGAACCTTTTTCACAAAATACAGATAATGGAAGTAAAAACTATAAACCCCTATCTTTACAAGATATAGAAGGAGATGATTCGGTGATTAAATCAGTGAATGATAATCAAAATGCACAAACACGGCAGTCTATTTTATCATATTCAAATGTATCACAAAACTTAAACAATTTTCAAGAAAATGTTACCAGTGATGCAATGGCGTATAACTATATAAAAAAAACACCCGGATTATTGAATAAACCATATTTGACTTCTGATAATAAAACTATAATGGTAAATAACGCGGGTGTGGTAAACACATTAACTGGCGCAAAAGAAAATATACCCAATATTTCTGGCATAGATATATCTAAATCTATACAAAATCCACAACCTGCGATAAATTATTTTCAGGTGGAAAACTCAGAAACCGCATCTAATATTGGTGTATATGATAAACAATTAAGTTCAAAAAAAATAGAATTACCTAAGGATAATTCTGGATATAAATTAGAAGGTGAAAATGTGTTTGTTATATATCCTTATCCGAATACACCCGATGAGATAAATAAAAATATGACATATATTGGTGCATTTAATATTAGTGGTTTGAAAGGATTGAACCTAGATGAACATATGCCAACAGAAACAACGTTAAATTGTCTACAACGTGCTGTCGATAAAGGATTTTCATGGTGCGGGATGACAACCTATGGTAATATTAATAGAAGCGGTAAGCATCAAGGAGGTGGTGGAAAATGCATGATAGGCAATCTATCACATGTGTCGGATTATGCATATCGAGTTAGAATTATACCACAAACAGGTTCAAATACTATACTAAAGTTTCCTGAAGGAAAAGGTTATAACTCGGTCACATTTGCTGCAGATGGAGTATTACATGCCGGTTCTAATGTTAACTATGGGTGGCATAAGAAACACGACAAATTTCTAACAAAATTAACAAAAGAATTTAATAATGAGTTAGACCCAGTATATGGTGGAACCATTAATAACCTTGTTTCATATTATGCTTATAATCAAGGACGATGGGATAGTCTTACAGATTTTCCTGGAAATCCCAACCCTATAGCAGAACCTTCTGGAACACTTAATACTATGCGTAACTATGTCGTTGATGTTCCACATTTAGGATGGAGACAAGAAACCATTAAATCGTGGTGGGGTGGTACTTTTACTTATAATGTTCCATATATATATACCACCAAAGAAACCAGACAGCAGTTAGCTGCTTCAAATGTTCCAGGTGGAAACATGGCATATATTAACTATAAGTGTGGTAAAAAACTAACAAAAACACCTATTGTTAAGAGTGGAGTAAATGCAGGGGAGGGGTTTAATGTTGATTGCAGTGATCTTTATAGTAAATATCCATCTTTTACACTAGAACTTAATGATGCGGGTATACTTACAATTACAAATAATGCTTCAATATCCGAAATAAACGCTGATTCAAAGGTAAAAGAATTTAAAATGTCATTTGAATATACTAATGTTACATTATCAAATAAACAACCACGTGTGTTAAACAAGCCACGCCCTGATTGGGTAAATGGTAGTATAAATAAAGGGCAGTCGCTAACTTCCAATTCGAATAGTAATCATTCTATACTTGAAAACCAGTGGATTTCGTCGCCAAAAGGATTTTGCAGACTTATTTTAAAGCCTGGTGGGGTATTAGACTTAGAATATTCCGAGGAAAACGTTATACAAGACATTAATGGAAATTTAGTAGGGAGGGATAGTTCATCCGTTGCGTTATATAAGATAGAAAATGTTAATACAACCGGTTTAGGAGAATCCGCTAGTATTGATATCAATGGAGCAGTAAATCCATATCCTCAAAATATGGTTCAATACGATAATACATATACAAAAGTGCAAGATTATATATCAGTACAATTAGACCCTAAAAACACAAGTGCCACCTCCACTTCACGGCAACTATGCGAGGATAAATGCAATAATAGTGACAAATTATGCTATGGATATATATATGGACCAAATTTGTGTAATATTGTTACTAGCTCGACTTCTATCATTGGAAATAATAGTATAGATAGAATACCCACACAAGGTTATGATACATATATAAGAAATCCTAAATTTCCTCAAAACGATGATTCGTGTAGGAAAACACTAGATGCTACTATAGGAACAGACGCATATTCATATTATTTAAATAATGGAATTACAACAAATCCTGCAACTAAAATGACGCGTCAAACAAAATGTAATTTAGGAAAAGTTTTAAATAATCAAATGACGGAACTTAAACAGCGAAATAACGCAGCATTTATAAAAGGACAAGAAATTAAAAATCAATTTGGTACATTATTTAATAAAGAAAACCAAATATTAAAAAGTATATCCGAAAATAGAAAAACATCTCAGGAAAATGATAAGCATACAACAAAAGCAGTAAATGAAATAAAACGTATTAAAAATGCACAGATAACGAAGTCTGCTGCAGAAAAAGATTCAGAATTACTTTTAATTAGCGATAATTATAAATATGTAATTTTGGGTATAGTTTCGCTGCTAGTATCACTTGCAACTATTAAAGGACTACGTATGGCTTCAAGTTAAATAATTAAAAAAATATTTTATAAAATCATATCAATTCCCAATATGTGAACTATAAAATTATTTTATTTTATTTTATTTTAATATAGTATATTCAAATAATATATTAAATCATATATTCATTCTAGTCATATAATAAAGTATATATTATTGAAATCATACCATGTCTGGACAAAGTTCTTCATATACTAGCTCAACGAGTAATGATAATATTCAAGCAGACTTTGAGAAAAATTTACAAACACAACTTGATAGTATTAAAAAAATTCAAGATCAGCAAATAAGTTTATATTCTAAACTAGAAGTTTTAGGAGCATCTAAGAATATTTCAGATAAGGGCGTTCAAGATCAAATTAATGATAATTTTAAACAGATTGAAACGTTAAATAATGTAAAAAATACTATTTTTGAGTCACTGCTTACATCATATCAGTTAAATCAATCACAGCTAAATGCTTCAAGGTATGCATATGCAGATAGTATTACTGCTTTAAAAATCGTTGAAGAAAATCTATCCAATAAACGAAAAATATTAAATGAAGCCCTTGCGATACGTGATAACTCAGAAAGAATGGTGGGTGTAAATACATATTATACAAGACGTTATGAAGAACATTCTAATGTTTTAAAGTATATTATACTATTTTGTGGTATTATTATTTTAGCTATTTTCTTAATGAAGATTGGTGTTATTGGTAATACTATATCTAGCATAATTATTATTGCATCTTTGTCAATTGGTATTATTATTGTTTTCGGGAAAATGTGGGACTTATCTAGGCGTAGTAACATAGACTATGATCGATATAATTTTATGTTTGACCCGAATTATGAACATAAGAATACTGAAAGAATTACAAATGTTAAGACAGATATGACATATGGAGGCGAGATTTTTGGAAACATATGTGATAAACTTTCAAAAGCTGGTTCAAGATTATCATCAAATATACGTTCATCGGTAGGAGACTATAAAGGAGCGTCAGCGGCAAATGAGTCATTGTCTCAACCACCCCCACCCCCACCCCCACCATCTCAAGAAACATTTAGTACCGAAGGATTTTCCACTGAAATGTTTACAGGAAGTGGTTCAGCAGGAAGTGTTCATTCATTTATATTAAAAAATCCAAATAATAAATTTAATAATAAAAAATATAATATGGATGGTTGCCCTTTAGCATTTAATGATACAAAATATAACTATAGTGACTATGAAGCATAATAAGTAATAAATTTATATTTACATTTATTTATACATAGTATTATAATAAAATAATATATTATAGTAGTAAAAATATCAATTAAACTAGATAAATAAAGTAAATTAATACGATAGATACGATGAATGATGAAACCAAAGCACAAATATCAGATAGTGTTAAAACAATAGCAGAGTCCGGAAACAAAGATGCAATTCAGTCAATGGGTGGTTCAACATGTATGGATCCAAATCTAACAAATAAATTTTTAGACTTGGCGCAAAAGGGTGGTAATGCTTTAGCCTCGATACAAGCAGCAGTTGATCCAAATAAAGCGCCTCATGATTCAGATTTATATTTAAAAATGGAATATGAACGTGCAAGACGTGTGCGTGAAAATGCAGACTTGGATTTTTATGTTGCAGAACAGAACTACTTTGTGAATATAAAAGGAAGTGATTCTTACAAGTCATTAGTTACAGAAAGAATAAAAAATTCAGGTAATAAAGACTATGAAAATATTTTAAAAGATTTTATTCAAATGAATGAAATTACAAGTATACTAATTAGCACTGCAAATGTTCGCGAGGTTGCAGAAGAAAATATGAATAGAGTAGTTGATGAACTCGAAAAAAATAATGACCGATTACGCGATATTATAAATTCTGGAAGCGGTGATGCAATAACATATCAACGTAAATCATCCTATGATTCAAAGATGAAAGAAAAAGTGCAAGACTGGTCTGTTATACCTACGATCATCTACTGGACACTGCTTATTTTATGGGCTTGTATAGTTATACTATATTTAAAACAAATAACATTGATTAATTTTGCAATCCTGGGTGGGCTTATGTTGTATCCATATTTATCTACAAATATAGTAGTTTGGGTTCTTGGATTTATTCAAGGAGTTTGGAATTTTATTTTTTCCGCAGTAAAGAATCGTGTTAGTGCTTAACTAATCAAATTTTTTTTATAAAATAAAAAAATATTTTATTAAAAAAATATTTTATAAAATATTTAATATGACAATAGGACAATCTATTTTATAACTATTCGTCTTCCACATCATCGTGATTATAAATAATTGAGATATTCTTCCACCCTTTCGGTGTGCATTTGCCATATTTCTTATCAAACACTTCATAGATTTCATTCCCTCTTGGCACATTTCTATCATAATGCTCAATATACCATACTTTGAACGACTCATACATTTCCGTCTTCTTGACATAGTGTCCTTCCACTTTGCGAATCTTGTCACGCACAAATTCATTTATATAGTCCTGGCTGTTTCTGTAACTCTCACTGCTCGCAAGAACTGCAGGAGAGTCTTTCACCATACCACCCGTTTCATATGCTTTCTCTACCAGCATCGCCAAGAATACAGGTGCCCATATTTTGAATTTCTCATCCAGTCGTTTGTCAACCTGGTATTGATATGGCGAATCAGGATCGCCTTGTTTCGGGTTGTCGCAGAAAACTGCCTTGTGATCTACTTTGCGAATACGTCTCCAAGTGCCTTCATCGTTTGCCTTGACATCCAGAAGCGTATTTGTGCATACTACCAACTTAAACTGCGGAATAAATGTAATCATGTTTTTGAAAAGCGCTCGTCCTTGCACAGGGTCACCACTTGTAATTTCCTTCATCGGGCCTTCCTCTAACCGCATTCCCTTCGATGGTTCTTGCATTACTGCATAACGAATACCAACCAGTTGCGCAATCTCCGACGATGTTCCACCAATCGATGCACGTTTGCTTGTAATCAGCGAAATAGGAACAACTGCTTTATACTCACCCAAAACAAGCGACATCAATTCTACCAACTTTGATTTTCCATTGCTACCGCATCCAATATAAATATTAAATGTTTGCGGATAATTCACACCAATCAAGCAAGATGCCAAATGCTCCCACATATAGTTTCTGATTTCTTCCTCGGGATATAACTTGCCAATAAAGTCATTGATTTCCGCCATGATCTTGCCATGTTTTTTATGGTCAAGCGAAAAGTAGTCTATATTCGTGCACTTTGTAATGTAGTCATCCGGTTGCCCCTTTCTTGCACGCTTTTCCTTGAAGTCAATTACGCAGTTATTACAGCAAAGCAGGTGCGTTTTTGTGTCAACGCTTCTAAGGAATGTTTTGTCGTAAAACAACTCTTGAGCCTCCTTCATAATATTCGTTTTCGCTTGTGTATTTTTTAGTTTGAGGCAAATATCCGAAATACGATGTTGAAATTGATTCGGTTTGCCATCTTCCGAATTTGATGATGAACCACCTCCCGCACCACCGCTGTTGCCGTTGCCGTTGCTATTACCACCCCCGCCCCCACCTCCGCTTCCGCCATTTGCAGAATTCATAATTTGCTTGTTTGGTTTTCCTAGTCCAAGTACACCACCGCCGCCATTGCCTCCACCAACACCACTCGATCCAATCCGCGAAACATATAGTGTATACATTTCATTCGAAATCATTTGTTTAAGTGAAATACCGCAATCACATTCTACCCAGCGATTGTTCTCAAACTCATACCAAACATTGTCTTTGATATGTGCGCAAACAAAGCGATTCTTGAACATGTTATGTAAAACGACCGCCAAATCCACCATCGTTGTCTCCGGTTTTCCGTTAATATTCACCAAATCATTCGACAGCGTGATATCAACATAGTAGTCGATTGTCTTTTTATATACTGCAAAATAACGCTCTTTTGCATCACTCTGTGCCCAGTAGACGATTGAGCGACGTGTCAATCCATCTTCATTCTCCATCGAGAAGGTCTGCCATTTCTCGTAAAACTCACCAATCTTGTCGTAACTGAATTTCTCGGACTGCGAACTAAATAGAATCCATGATAAGAATAGTTTGTCACTCGTATTTCGCATAGCCCAACCCACGCGTATCCAAAGATTATATTGATTGTAATATTTTTCGGGAAGACACATAGTATAGTCGCTTGTTTCTTTGATATAGTGCTCACGCGGCTCAAGCGATATGAACAGCTTGTCGATTTCGTCTGTCAATACTTCGCGCGATGTGATCTCATGGATACTGCAAGCACTTGATGCGACACGGCGACGAATGTTTCCACCAATCTTATTTGTAGGGGAGCGGCGCGTCTTGTTTCTCTTTATTTCCTCATATTCGCGGCGAATCGATTCGCGGACTTGAAATGCCGGATGCTTGTCGTATTGTGCAGAAAGTAAGCAGAAGTTTTTGGCGTAGTCGAAGAATGCAACATTCTTTTCATCGTATTCCCATTCCCATATTTCATTCTTATTGTTTTTATCCCTTATTTCTATTTTGCAACTTTCAGCGTCATCATCAGATTCAGGTTCTTCTGTTTCACTTCCATCACATTGGTAATCATCAGAAAGGTCTGTTCCATCAATTTCGCTTTTGATATATGTAAAGTTGAAATGATACTTCAGTTCATACGCCTCATGTCCAGGCTTTCGCGAGCCATATAATTGCCACCCAACAGGATTCACCATCCGCGAAATGTTGTCATCCAAAATATCATCCCACGAATTTTTAAGAGGAAGATGCTTCAAAACCTCGGAAATTTTCTTCAATACATTGTTCCGAAGCATGTACTGAATCGCGCGGTCAGCATGAATGCCGATAATAATATGAATACCATCTTTTGTATACTTTTCGTCGTCGGTATTCATACTAGGTTTTTCAAACACAAATACTGAAACGTCTTTCTTTTCGGCTTCCTGAATATTCAACAACTTTGAAACTTCATCCATGTAGATACCAACAATACTTTCCACATCTTCCTTCGAATGTTGACGTTTTTCAATGCAAGCATCATAACGAAAGTCCAAATCAACCAATATAGGTCCTGCGCCTGGAAGCTGTTTCTCTGTCAAATATTCATGACGTCTATTTACAATAACGTGTTTTGTATATTTTGCCCAGAACTCTGGTAGTTTTTCCTGTGGTATATAAAACGTCCCGCCCGATACTCCATGCTCCTGACTTGGTATTCTTGTATGTGTAAATGAAAGCCCTGTCATATTCGGGTCACCTTTTTTCATATAGAGCTGTCTCATATATTGTTCATAGTCGTTTCCACTTCCACTTCCACTTCCACTTCCACTTCCACTAGACGATGCTGTAGAACTTTTCATACTTGTATATTTATGCTCTTTGGTATCGTATGAGTTTGGGTGTCTGTTTTGTATGTTATATTATATTCAAAGATATTTTTATGTCAATTTTATATATTAAAAATATCCCTAAAAAATAGAAAATAAGAATTGTGAAATGATAATATATATAAAATGGACATAAAAATAAACGCATATAAACATACAGAATTCGGGAATCCGAACCAACGAGTGTATGGTTAAAAACATAAAAAGTCCTGAATCGCAATCTGTTCCCCAGAATGTAATTATAAATTCTGAGCTAATCGTAGAAGGAGAGAAAGTAGAGAAACATGAGAAAGGAGAGAAATCAAAATATGATACAATATTTGATATTGATAGCGATGAGGAAGAAAAACCATTAAAAAAAAAAGAAGATTCAGTTGTGCCAATTGTAAACATTCCAAAAGAAACAATTTCACGACTATTGAAAGATATAAAAGACATGGTATCTTCATCTTTGGAAAAGGAATACGGAATTTATTATAAACATTCGGAAATAAATATTTTGAAGGCGTATGTTATGATAGTTGGGCCGGAAGATTCTTTATACTTCGGTGGATACTACTTTTTTTCTATTGACTTTCCATTAAATTACCCATATGAACCACCATTGTTTACATTTCTTGTTAGTGACTCAAATACAAGATTTCATCCAAATTTTCATAAAAGTGGTAAAGTTTGTTTATCGATATTAAATACATGGAGAGGCGAACAATGGACGAGTTGTTTAACACTTAAATCAGTTTTGATTACTATTGTTAGTATTTTAGATCACAAACCAATGTTGCATGAACCTGGTGTAACCACAAAATATGCCGATTTTAATAACTACCATACCATGATTGCATTTAAAAATATCGAATATGCTTGTTTGCAGCTCTTGAAAGATTTTAATAAAAGGAATATTATATTTTCCGAAAAGGAAGGAAAAGAATATAAGGAACATTTTTACAATATTATGAAGGAATCGTTTAATAAAAATGCCAAAAAAATATATCAGGTTATAACAACATGGATGGCTAAAGAAATTAATAATGTATATACGATACGCGTAATGTATAATATGTCTTGTTATGTGAATTTTAATGACATTGAAGAGAAGTTTTTAGAGTATATAAAAGAGCATAATATTGATATTCTATAGTGTAAATATAAATAGTTTGATAAGTATATATATAAATATATAAAATTGAAATAAACAAATAATAATAATATATAATATATTGACAATAACAACAATAGTATCATCGCCCTAGCCATCATCACCATCATCGTCATGCACTTTTGTATTCACTGCAGCAATATGTATTATATTAGACTATCTGAAGAAGACCCAAATTCAATAGTCTACTATTGTAGGAATTGTGGGCATGAGAACAAGAATATAACTTTAGATAGTGTTACTATCTCAAGAACCAATTTTAAAGGCAGCAAACAAAAATACAACTCAATCATAAACAAGTACACCAAAATGGACCCGACGCTGCCACGAATCAATACTATGAAATGTCCAAATCAGTCATGTAAAAGTAATCAGGAAGACGAACACAAGCATGGTCATGGAGAGGCGTCCCCATCTCGCTTGCGTTCAGAAAGTAAAAAATCAAAATCAAAATCAAGTAGTTCCGATGAGAATGTAGATGTAGACGATGGTGAGAATGTCGAAGAACAAGGAGGTGGAGGTGGAGGTGGAGGTGCTCCAAGCGACCGCGAAATCATATACTTGCGTTATGACGATGTCAATATGAACTTTGTATATTTATGTCCAGTATGCGACTCGGTTTGGAATACTACGCAA